CGCGCACGTGTGTGTCCGCAAAATTGAGGATTACTGAAAATGGCACGAGGACGGAAGCCGATTGCGGCAGAAATCAAGGAGGCGACAGGCTCGTTTCGTAAAGATCCACAAAGGAGAAACAAGGCTGCTCCGAAAGCGGACGGCCAGTGTCCAAAAATGCCGGATTGGTTTGGCGATGTTGAAGCACAAAAATGGAACGAGCTAAGTCTCGACCTAAAAACCAACGGCGTGTTGTCATCGGATACTCGCGAGATCCTGATCGCGTACTGCACGGCTTACGCGAAGTGGATCGAGTCACGGCAGAAGGTGGAAGAGACCGGACTGGCAATTGAAGGCGTCGATAAAGAAGGCAACCTTACCATCACAAAGAATGCATATGTGGGAGAGATGCACAAGTTTCGCGAGCAACTCAATAAGCTGCTTCCGGAATTGGGCCTGACTCCAGCCAGCCGACAGAAGCTGACTAGCCTAAAGCTAGACGACAAAAAGGAAGATCCGTTTGCCAAGATTATGGCGCGGATGGGGAGAGGATGAAAAAGAAAAGCGACACACATAAAGCGGTTGACAAGTACGTGAGAGACGTGCTTAGCGGTCGTGTCGTGTCGTGTGTTTCGCATCGGGCAGCAGTGCAGCGATATGTTGATGATCTGGAACGACAAAACAGCCCGGAGTTTCCGTATTACTTTTCCCTCGATGTGGCTTCAGCTCATTGTGATTTTTTTCCGGAGGTGCTGAAACATTCAATCGGGAAAAGCTCAGGGATGCCATTTAATCTCGAACCGTGGCAACTGTTCGGGATCTGGAACATATTTGGTTGGAAGCGGTGCGAAGACAGAACGCGACGGTTTCGCCGGGTGTTCTGGACAATGGCCAGAAAAAACGGCAAATCGACATTGGGTTCCGGCATTGCACTCGATGGCGGAATGGCAGACGTGAATCCGTTCACGGGACGGCCGGAAGACGTGGCAGAGATTGTGTTGTGTGCTACAAAAAAAGAGCAGGCACAAAAGGTGATGTATGCCGAAATCGAGCGGATGCGGAGCCAGTCTGAACACGTCAAAGCTCTTTCGACCCCAATTAACAAGCAGATTACGTTCAGTCACAACAAGGGCTATATTCATTGCATCGGAAGCGATAAGCCGTTCGACGGTCTAAACCCTCACATGGTGCTGATGGATGAAAAGCACGCTTGGCGGGAGCATCACCGAAAGTTTTACGACACCATGATGACGGGATCTGGCAACCGTTCGCAGCCTTTAATTATCGACTTCACCACGGCCGGAGACGACACGAGCCAGCTCTGGCAGGAGGATTATGATTATGCGACAGGCGTTGTCCGGGGTGAGTTTGTTGACGAGTCATACTTTTCCTACATCTTTGAACTTGACGAAAACGAGGACGCCTTGGATGAGTCGCTGTGGCCAAAGGCGAACCCAAACATCGGCGTTTCGATCGGGCTGGAATCCCTGAGAGAAGCGGCAGCAAAGGCGAAGACATCACCAGTTGAGTTGAATCGATTTACCCGCTATCACTGCAATCGCAAGGTGTCGGCGTACGAACGATTCATCCTGCCCGCCGATTGGGATGATATGGCTGATACGCTTTCATCCTGGCGACATGCAGACGCAATCACCGCTGGGATTGACCTCGGCGGCCGTGATGACTTGGCATCGTTTGGCGTGATTGCTCGATTCCCGGTGGACGAGGATGAGGAAGGCAAAACGATCTGGCGTTACGAGGGATTTACAAAGTCATTCATTGTCGATGAAACAAAACGAGATTTGAAGAAGCAGCCGTGGGCGGGATGGATCGCAACCGGCGAACTGACGGCTGTCCGCTATGTCGTAGCATCGCTCAGAGACGAGTTTCTTCGAGTGGCGGAAGAGATTGGTATCAGGGCGGTGGCCTATGACCCGTACAACGCTGCTCAGTTGGGCGACGAGCTATCTCAGGCCGGACTTGACGTTATTAAAATGCCTCAGAACTGCTTTCAGTTTCACGAGCCGATGCAGGAATTGTCGGCAGCGATTCGCGAAAACAGGTTCACGCCGGACAAGACAGACAACATCCTTCGCTGGTGTGCTCTTAACATGATGACAACCAGCAACGCACAAGGTAAGATGATGCCAGATAAGCGGAATTCGAGCGAGAAAATAGACGCTGCTGTGGCTTTGTTGATGGGCATTCGGTTGGCAATGCTGGCTCCATCGCGTCCGACAGGTTCTCTATTCATCGTTTGAAGGCTGCTAATATGGAACTGTTTCGACGCTTTTTGACTCGAATTGGCTCTGGTTTGGGTGCTTTCTTCGGCACTTCGCCGGAGTTTGGCACATCTAAGCTCACAGCACGCCGTGCGATTGAATACGCCCCTGTCTGGTATGCGGTCAACAAGATCGCAGGGCACTTTTCGCAGTTGCCTATTAACTGCCATCGCAGACTGGAACGCGGCAGCAGCATTGAGCGATCGCACCCCGGCCACAAGATCGTCCACACGCGGCCGAACGATTACCAGACGGCTCCAGAGTGGAAAATGTTTGGTGCTCCGAGCCTGCTGCTTTACGGCAACTGGCGATGTGTTGTTGAGCGTGAAGGCGGTCGGCCAGTTGCTCTTTGGCCACTGTTGCCAGACAGATCGAGTTCCGAATGGTACGAGGGCAAGCGATACCACGGCACCGTTTTGTGCCAGCACGAGCCGTTGGCTAAAAAGGTCGGGGTTACGTCCGACAGCCAGACGGTTTGGTTTCCGGATGAAGATGTGTTTTTTGTGCATGGCCTGAGCTTTAATGGCCTTGCTGGATTAAATGCGTCTGCGGTCATGAGCAACAGTCTTGACGCTGGATTATCGGCAGAGGATCAAGTTCGAAACCTTGCCAAAAAGGGATTCAGCGGATCTTTAATTCTCGAAGCCCCTGGCGGAATGTTCCGCAACGAAGAAGAAGCAAAGAAATTCCTGTCGATGTTTCGCGAGGCTCACGACGGTGCGGAAAACACCGGCAAGACTGCCATGCTCCGCGAAGGCATCAAGGCCAACATGGTGTCGATGAGCGGCAAAGATTCGCAGTGGATTGAGCAACGGCTGTTTCAGCGTCAAGAAGCGGCCATGTGGTTTTGCCTAGAAGAGATTCTTGGCGACGATTCCAGCGTGTCTTACAACAGTCTCGCCGAAAAGCACTTGGCATACCTGACAAACTGTTTGAATCGCTGGTTGGTCCACATTGAGGCCGCTTGCAATCGATCGTTGCTGACGGAACGCCAGTTGACCAGCGAAACGCATTACTTCAAGTTTAACACTAACGCTCTGATGCGAATGGACCCACTGAAGCAGGCGGAATACCTGACAAAGTTAATCGCGGCAACGGTGATCAGCCCGAATGAAGCACGCGAAAAACTGGACATGAATCCCTATGACGGCGGGGATGAGTATCAGAATCCGGCGATTACGGTGACAGCACCGATGGAAGAGGATTCGCCAGACGTTCCCGAAGACCCTGAGCCGGAGGACGATCCAGAGACGGAAGCCGTTCAGAGAATGGCCGTGATTTCACGATTGCGGCCGTTGCTGGCTATCGAGCAGCAGCGAGTGGCGGCAGCCGTCAAAACAAAAACGCCAATTCAGTCGGTTGAAAAGTTTTACGCTAAATGGCAGCACACGCTGGGCGACGTTTGCGAACAACTCGGAGGAACGCCATACGCAGCGGCAGAGCATTGCCGCATTTCACAGGATGCGTTGATTGACGTTATGTCTAAGACGCAAGGAAAGGCACTTCCAGACGCTGTCGGGGAGCTGACGGCATCATGGGGCGAACGTGTTGAAGATTTGGCAGACTACATACTTGGAGCGACAGTATGACGGAAGGATTTGTGGCCGATCGGCCGGAGTTTGAGTGGCTCGCAGAACAGGCAGGCGGCTGGCAGTTTGGTGAACAGGGAATTTTGGTTGCGTTGGCGAACCTAATCAACCAGCCAGGCCAGTGCGTTGAAGTCGGTGCTGGTGACGGCGAGGGGCTGCCGTTGACGATCGAGCCGTTTTACAATTACGGGCTTGATTGTGTGTTGTTTGAAAGAGACGAAGATTCAATCAGGCAACTGGCTGCTAAGTTTCCAAGGGCCAAGATACGCGGGGAATATGCTTTCGAAACAAGTTCCAATCTCGACGCACATGTGATGCTTTGTGTCATTGATGTGGACAGCATCGACAGTCTTATCATGGAGCATGTGCTAAGCAATCACCAGACGAGCATTCTGATGGTGGAACACTTCGACAAATGTCATCCTGCAAATACGGATGATGTAGGGCGTGTTCCAGTGTGGCTGCTAGGCATTGAAATTGATGAAGGCTTTAAGATTCAAGACAACGCCGAAACCATTTATTCGATCGCTTGTGATTTTAATTACACACGACTCGGGACGACACGAGTCAATTCAATTTTCGTTCATGACTCCTTAGTCGAAAAGGTTACAAAGCATGTACCAGTCTGATTTGGAAACCGGCGAGATTTTTTTGTACGACGCAATTGGCTCCTCGTTCTGGGGAATGATTGATGCGGCCACAGTACTCCCAGACCTTGCAAAGATGTCAGGCCGCAAGGTGACGCTTCGGATTTCATCCCCCGGCGGAAGCGTGGACGAAGGGCGAGCAATCTTCAACGCACTGAAGCGGCATCAGGGCGGCGTTGATGTTGTTGTGGATTCGTCGGCGTATTCGATCGCCAGTTACATCGCAATGGCTGGAGATCGGGTCGTTATGGCAAAAAATGCCATGATGATGGTTCACAATCCCTGGACGATGGCGATGGGAAGTGCGGCGGAGTTGCGAAAGACCGCTGACGTTCTGGACAAATACCGAGATTCCATTCTCGACGCCTACATGGACCGGACAAAAAAGGACCGCAAGAAGATAATGGCGATTCTGGATGCGGAAACGTGGTACACGGCACAAGAAGCAGTTGCGGCCGGGTTTGCGACAGAGGTCGGAGATATTGTCGTTGACGCTCCGAAGTTTGCAAAGGCGATGTATGGCAGCAAGCCGGAAGGCGAAAAGACCAACGAGCCAACGGCAGGAAGTCGGACGCCAGCAACGATTGCATCGCGCGAAATCCGATTGCAGCAGATCAAGGCTATGTTTGGCCGTTGACCTTGGGCGGCAAACGGCATAACGTGTCCTGCAAATCATCTGGCTAGAGATGATTCCACAGAACTTTCCCGGAGCAATCCGGATTGGGAAACCCTTCACAGGTCTAGCCGCTTGTGACAGGGTTTTTTGATGGAGTCGCTTTCGTGACTGTTACAGAGCAAGCAATTGTTGAGGCACAGTTAAAAACGGGCCGTCAGGCAATGGAGTTTCTGGAGAGCATTGCTGCATTAGGTGAAAGATTGAGTATAGCAGCCCAGAATCCGTTCGATCTGGAAAAAGATGAACATATTACATTGCAGATGAAGACGGTTCAGTTTGGCGCACTGATGCAAATGTTTCATGAAGTGTCGGAATACGTGAAAGGCATTGTTTCATTTGATTCGATCGAGCAAGCAAACGAGTTTGTTGAGGCGAAGATGGAGACACCTATTGACAGTTAAGCGAAACTTTGCTTAGATGCACGCACGCGGGGAGTCATCCCGCACCGAACACAATTTTTCGAGCAACTCGTTAGCGGCGCGAAAAAGTCAAAGCGAATACAATTTCGCCGACTTTTTGAGCCGCTTTTTTCATGGCCTAAGTCGGCATCACAATCGACTAAGGACTATGGAAATGATTTGGAATCTTAAGGTAATTCGCGAAACGATCGACGAAGAGCTTGGCAAGGTTGATGCCATCGTCGCTCTCGCAAAGGAAGAAAACCGCGACTTCACGCCAGAAGAAGCCGCCGAAGTGGATCGCATTCAAGGCACGGACGACAAGCCTGGCGTTCTGCAGAAATTGTACGCCGACGAAAAACGAGCTGCTCGCGTTAACGCAAACGCAGCCGCACGAGTTCGCTCAATCGGCTCAATCGAGGTTGGCGGCCAGGCTCACAACACCGCACTTGCAACCACGGAGCCGCCTCGGGTGCTCGTTCCAGCGACTGCCAAGCGTCATGGCACCGTCAAGCACTTCAAAGGCCCGGACGCTGAGGCAAACGCCTACTTGACCGGCCGATTTTTGATGGCTGCCATTGGCAACGATGACAAGTCAAAGATGTGGCTGAAAGATCACGGCGTGTCCATGCAGCACAGCAGCGACGACAACAGCAAGGGCGGGTATCTCGTTCCTGAAGTGCTGGAAAACGCCCTGATCGACCTCAAGGAAGAATTTGGCATGTTCCGGCGATATGCCATGAACTGGCCGATGACTTCGGATGTGTCGCTGGTGCCTCGTCGTGTGTCTGGATTCACCACGTACTTTGTGGGCCAGAACGACACGATCACAGCATCCACGACAGCACTGGATCAGGTGCGTTTGGAAGCCAAGAAACTGGCTGCTTTGACGCAGTATTCCAGCGAACTGAACGAGGATTCCATCATCGCAGTTGCTGATTACTACGCTCGCGAATTCGCGTATGCTTTGGCAGTTCGCGAAGACTCCTGCGGGTTCCTTGGCGATGGCACGAGCACTTACGGCGGCATCACCGGCGTTGCAAACGCACTGGCGGCAGGCTCCGTGGTCACCGCAACTGGCGTTACCGCATTGGCGAACCTGCTGATCGGCACGTTCCAAGAAGCGGTCGGAAAGTTGCCGGAATTCCCAGGCATTCAGCCAGCGTGGTACGTCCACAAGGCCGTTTACCATGCTTCAATGGGTCGCCTACAAATGGCTGCTGGTGGAAACACCGTGCAGGATCTCGGCAACGGGCCAGTGCTGCAGTTCCTCGGCTATCCAGTGCGGTTTATTCAGACCCTTCCATCGACAGCAGCAAGCACAACAAAGATTGCCTACTTCGGTGATCTTGCAATGGCCGCAACGATGGGCACGCGTCGTGGCGTGACTCTGCGGGCTGACGAATCGCTGTACTTTGCTCAGGACGCTCTGGCGTTGCGAGTGACGGAACGATTCGACATCAACGTGCATGAGCGTGGAACGGCCAACGCCGCAGGTCCGCTGCTGATGATCCAGATGGGCTAATCACTGAGCCACTCGTCGCTCCGGGTGGACCCGGCCGGAACGTTGGCTTGCTGGCGTTCCGGTCTTTTCAAAACCAATTGCACACATTTTCATAAGGTGATCACATGAAACCGAATCAAAGAACTCAGGCAGTCATCGCACTGTCAGCACAGACGGCGGCGGCAACGGTTACAGCCGCTGGGGAAATTGTTGATATGAAGGGGGCAGATTATGCAACCATCATTCTGACAACATCGGTTGCGGCAAACACGAACGCTGCTCCAGTCGTCGTGAAGATTCAAGAATCCGATACCACAACCACAACCGACTTCACTGACATCAGCACCAGCACGATGCAGTTGTCAGTGACACTGTCAACGGCGACTGGCCGCGACGCGAAGTTTCACATCAACAACGACGGAACGCGAAAGCGATACGTTCGTCTGTTCGCAACACCTGGTACTCACACGGCCAACAGCGTCGTGTCATTGGCTGCCGTTGCGGAACTGACAATGGACATCATGCCATCAGGCACCACAGGACAAGCCGACTTCGTTGCGATTGGCTAATCAAACCCAAAACACCCGGAGCAAACGAGTGACCTTAAAATCTGTGAAGGTGTGCGGCATGATGACCTCGCCGCGATACATCAATTGTTTTTGTCGAGACTACATAGACGCAGCATTCGTGGCAGCAAAGATTCCGCTGCAGGATTCGCAAGGCGTGTTTTACGGCCAGTGTATGCAGCGGATGTTGCAGCACGCTGTGGAAAAAGACGTTGATATTGCCGTGATCTGTGACGGTGACTCACTGTTCACAGATCGCGACATCATGCGATTGCTACAGACGTTGGAAGCGAATCCGCATATTGATGCACTAGCATCCATGCAGATACGGCGTGGAAACAAAACCATGCTGGCAAGCATTAAAGGGCAATCAACAGCAGAGGTGGGCGGAACTCCGCTGCAAGTTTCGACCGCACATTTCGGGCTGACTGTGATTGATTTGAAGAAGCTCAAGGACGTTGAAAAGCCTTGGTTTTGGTCGAAACCAGATGAGCAGGGCGAATGGGGCGACCTTCGCATTGATGATGACATTTGGTTTTGGAAGCAGTGGGAAGCGGCCGGTAACACGGTCTATCTTGATCCGCAAACGCGAATCGGGCACATGGAAGAAATGGTCGTCATGGTTGAGCCGAACACATACGAAGCCGTTCACGCATACCCGAACGAATGGATTGACTCATGCAGGTCGAATTGATGCAGGACTGGCGCGGGTATCGCGTTGGGTCTCGGTTTGAATTGGATGTAATTGGCGGAGGCGTCTTCGATGTTTTGCAACGGAACAACGTGGCAAGATTATTACCCGGACCGGGCGACGCGGGAGAAGGATCAAGAAATCCGCCATACGGTTCGAGTGGTGACTCCTCCGACGACCGAGCCAGTGACGATCGCAGAGGCCAAGGCACAGCTCAGCATCGGGGCAAGCGACGATAGTCACGACACAGAGCTGGCGTCGATGATTGCAGCGGCTCGCGAGGAATGGGAACGAGACACCTCAATTGCATTGATTACGCGGACGCTGGAACATCGGCTGCCAAAGTTTCTGTCTACCGTCGTTTTGTCGGTGCGGCCAGCAATTGCAGTTTCCTCAGTGACCTACGTTGACACAACAGGAACAACGCAAACCGTTTCATCGACCAATTACTACTTGGACAGCGACGAGGTGCGTTTTCTTGACACATTTGTAAAACCCGATGTGCAGGACAGAAGCGAAGCGGTCAAAATCACCTACACGGCCGGATATGGCAGCGACTCCCGCGCGTGTCCGGAACTTGACCGCATGGCAATCAAATTGAGTTTGGCCAATCGATTTGAAGACCGCGACATGATTGCGGCATCTGGCGAGCGACGGGCGTATGAGGCACTTGTCGCAAAGAAGATGAGGGCAAGTTATCCATGACCTTCCGCCCTGAACGAAAATTCCGACTTGGAACGATGCGGCACCGAATTACGGTGAGCGTGGAAGGCACGACACAGGACGGAGCCGGGCAGCCAGTCGTCACGCTTAGCACTTGGTTGTCAGATGAGCCAGCGAAGTACGAGCCGACAACAGGCGGCGAAGGAGCACGAGGGCGACAAGTGGAGGCCGGAATCAGTGCCATATTCACAGTCAGATACCGCAGCGGATACACGCCAAAAATGGCAATCGACATTGACGGGCAGCGTTTCTGGATCGTTTACGTTAAGGCAGTTCAGGGCATGGATCGCTATCGAGAACTTTATTGCAAATCGGTGGTGCTGTAATGGCTCGCGTTTCGATTGGGATGGAGCTTATTGATGGCAGCAAATTTCTAAAGCAATTGGAGCTACTGGAATCTGTCATTCGAAGTACGGTTATTGAGAACGCAATACAGGCTGGAACGGTGCCAGTTGAAGCGGCCATGCTTGCCAACACGCCAGAAAGTGACGGTTCACGCAAAAAACAATCAACAAAAACAAAACGTCGCTGGAGTGGTGCGAAAAAACTCAAAACGACGATTCGATCAGTAGTAAGGCCAAAGAAAAAACTAGGGGTGTTGATTGGCCGGATTGGTTTGGTCGGGCCTTCTTACAGTGACGGCGGCGGGCACGGAAACCTGTTTTCAAAGGATCATAAGCGAAAGGTTTTGTGGGGGCGTGATGCTGGCACAATTCGCAAGGTCAATCAGTTTGTGAAGCAAACGGCAGACGAAACCAGATCAGCAGCATCAGCGGCCGTGACTTCGTCTTTGAAGTCGGGAATTGAAGCCGCAGCAAATCGGATGGCAAAATAATGGCGGATCTCGGTAGTGCAGTCAGGGGATATTTAGCGGCGAATGTCGGCGTAGCAGCCGCCGTATCGACTCGCATATTCCCGGATGTTCTGCCGCAAGGATATACGATCAGGACAGGCGGAGCGTTGACGTACACGGTTATTAGCACGACGCACGATCACCTCATTAACGGATTGTCTGGAATTGCCAGAAGCCGAATCGAGTTCACTGCATTTGCCTCAACGCGGGCTGGTGCGAACCTGATTGCAGAAGCGGTCAGGGCAAGTGATTTACAGGGTTACACCGGAGCAATGGGCGGCGTGTCGATTGAATCTGTAATGATCACAGGAGGCATTCAGACGCTGGATGAGCGGCCGACTGACGGATCACAGGAGCATCGATATTTAACGATTTTTGATTACATGATCGCATATCAGGAAACGGTGTAAAATGGCAACAGGGACACGATTTAAAACAGGCAACACAGCCACGATCACTCTCGGCGGAACACAGACAACTGGCATCACTACAGCGTGGGCTGGAAATGTTGTTTCAATTAATCCAGGCGAATGGACGCTTGGCGAGCGTGACGTGACATTGCTGGCAGACACTGGATATCTGCGAAATGATCCGCACGATTTAGCCACGCCAAACGAGATCAGCGGCGTCGTCCGGTTCAATCCATCTTTGGGACTGCCTCCAATCGATGGAGCCGTAGCAACTGTAACGGTAACGCTCCCGCAGCTCAGCACAGCGACCAGCGGAGTGACACGCGGAACAATCACGGGCAAAGCGTTTTTCAGCCGTGTTGCCTTTCCTCAGTTGGCAAACAACGAAACGATGGATTGTGAGTTCACGCTGAAGATGACCGGCGAAACCCTATCACAGACACGAGAAACATGATGGAAATCAAATTGATTGATCACATTGGCGAAGCTCCCAACGGATCGCCAGTGGATCACGAGCAATGGATAGTGTTTTGCGATGATGTGCAGGTCGGATACTTGCCGAAATCGCCGGACGCATGGTTGCAGTGCATTGTGTCATTTAGCGAAACCACGAGGGCCGAATTGATTCAGGCCGTCAATGAAACAGCAGCATTGAAAATCGGCGGCGTGGTTATGCCAGTCGATCCTGATCTCGAACCGAAAGAGGATGAAGAGTAATGACACTAACGAGAGCGACGTTAGGGAAACTGACAAAGCGGCTGACCAAGGACATCGAAGTGTGCGGGCATAAGGTGAGGCTTCAGCGGCCAACACCTTTGGAGCACTCGCAGTATCAAATGTCCTTGGTTGACAAAGAAGGCAAATGGATTGCGACAAATCTCAACGACGCAATCATGCTGCTTACAGCACGGATGTGGATCGACGAAGAAGGCGAACGACTATTCAAGGATACCGAGACAAAACAGCTTGGGTCGATTGATCTGGCTTTCTATCAGGAGTTGTCGGAACAGTGCCAGAAGTTTGCCATTGTGAGTGAGGCGTCGACAACGCT